CGGCGAAACGCAAGCACAGTGTCCTTTGGGTGGAAGTTCCGCTGTTGAAGAAACAGCGGCTCATCCTCCCAGAGGCGTTGGCGACGCGGTCGGCAGAACCCTCTGGCCCTACTCCACCTAGTGAAGGGGAGCGGGTCAGGTTGGCTACCGACTTAGCGGGCGAGGTTGTCCCTGGTACTTCCAGGGAGACTCGTACTTCTGGGTTGGTTGGAGCGTCTGAGGGGAAGAAGAAGCTACGAGCAGCAGTGGCTCGGTTGACCACGTTATTAGACGCGTGGTCGGCTGGCGTAGCTGCTGTGGTTGGCTTCCCCCTCAGTAGTGGGAGAGTTCCTCGTGGAGTCCTCATCTGGCATGAGGATGTCCGTCGTTGGTTGACTAAAGCTGCACGGGATCAAGGAATCGAGTTGGCGGTCGCGGAAGCGAAGAGGTTCTCGGGGGCCTGCCGTAAGGCATGGATCACCCGGGTTCCTCCTCGTCACCGCTTCCTCAACCGATGCCCCGACAAGCTTAGGCGGTCTGAATCCGCGTGGGCGCAATTGTCCTTCATTGGACGAGCGCTTCCGCGTGGATCGGATCGGCACACGGCCGAGGGGTTGAGGCAGCATAAAACTGACCTCACGACCCGGTTTGTCGTGCCCGATCGCGAACTCGCTTCTTTGAAGGGATACGCGTCGGCTTGGGCTCGTCGGTGGTTACCCAGTCGCCCGGACTTTTCGCACGTTGCAGGCCCTGTGTCAGGGGGATCTGCGACGTTCTCGAAGTCTAGGCGTGAGGGTGGTCTCAGTGCAGATGTTAGTCAGTTGTTGGACGTTTCTGAGCAGTTGGACCTTCCGTGTCCTGATGAGGTGACCCCGAGTGCGTGGGTCTCCCTCGTCAATGAACTACGGGAAGTGCGGGCAGCTCTTGACTCGGCTCGCGGTCGATCACTTGAGGGGGAAATACCTCAAGGCCGCGTAGCTGTAGTTCAGGAGCGGGGCCACAAGGTTCGAATCGTGACCGCTATGGAGCGGCACGCGTTGATCCTTGGGCACCTTGCCCGTCGCCGCCTGACCATTGGCCTTCGTAGATGGCCTATGACTCGGCTTGCGATGTCCGGAAACGCCCGAGAGGTGGGGCAGGAGCTGGTGGGCTCGACTGGCCAGGTGTTATCATCGGATCTTCGAGCCGCATCTGACCTCATTCCTTTCTCGGTGGCCCAAGCCATCGTAGAAGGGTTTGAGGAATCAGGGCGGTTCTTGGAAGCCGAACTCTGGGGACTATCATTATGCATAGGCCCTCAGAGGGTAACTTGGCCGGACGGGGACACGAAGCTGACTAGTCGTGGGCTGCTTATGGGCTTGCCTACGACTTGGTCGTTGCTGAATGTCTACCATGGGTGGTGCTGGGACGCGGCCTACGCCGTCGACCAACGACCCAAGGTTCCACTTGCTCCTCAACCTGTCAGACCGATCGCCAGGATCTGCGGTGACGATCTGATTGGAGTTGCACCCCGAGAAGGGCTAGACCTCTATGAGCAGCGATTGACTGCTACAGGGGCCGAGCTCTCCGCCGGGAAGCACCACCGTTCGACGGATCGCGGGGTCTTCTTAGAGGTCCTGTGGGAGTTTCGGGGCGAGCGTGTAGTCCTCCAGAAAGGCTTGCCAATCTGGAAGACTGTCCGCCGCGGAAGTACTGGACGGGGGAGGGTTCGTTACCAGGTGGGTAATGAAGCTTCTCATAGGTGGACTGCGGCGTTCTGTTCCACGGCCATCCCCTTAAGGGGGCTGGTTCATGGGTCAGGCGACGCGGCGGCCATGCCTGCATGGCTGGCGTCTTCTGTCGCGGAGTCGGCTTATGCCGAAACCTACGATTGGAAGCGCGTCCACGCTGTCTCCCGGACGTTGCGTCCTCAGCTGCCAGCTGAGTTCGCTCGTGCGGGGATTCCTCCTTTCCTTCCGCGGGTACTTGGTGGTGCCGGCCTTTGTGGCCCGACACCTTCCAAGCTGCTCGCTCCTACGCGTCACCGGAAAGCCCTAGCGTGTCTACTCTATGGATCCGGCCGCCATGCGGTGTCTAGCTCGTTCGAAAGGACGTGGCAAGACGCCACCCCTTCCCCGTGGAGGGGGATGGCGACCATGGATGCAGATGAGTGGATAAGCCAAGGCATTCTGGGAGACCGATCGGGTCGCGCCCTATCTGGAAAAGTTCCGCCCACTTGGGTTGGCGTTACTGATCCGGAGGGCCTCCGGGAGGCGGTTGTGCAGCGGATGAGTCTGATGTACGAGCGAATGCTCGGTTCAGACCCGGAAGCTGACACTTGGCCGTCCATGGAGGTTGTAGGTGCGAGGATCCGAAAGGTCCGTGACGGACTTGTTGCCAAGTTGCCAGGGGCTCAGCCCCTACGCAAGTCTGTCCCGGCGTGTATGCTCCGTTGGAAAGAGCTCAGGGAGCCACTAGTGTTGTGGATCCCCGAGTTCGTTCCGGACTCTATGGAAGAACCTGCGTCTGATCATAGGTATAATGGATACCTAATGATGACGAGGGACTCTCTCT